CAGCTTCAGCCCCTGATAGACCGAAACAATTTCCCGCGCCCACGCCAGCACACGGTCGCCCTCTGGGGTAAATCCGGCAAAGTTATTGCTGCGGTTAATCAGCGGCAGGCCCAGCTCGCGCTCAAGGTTTTTCAGGCGCATAGAGAGGGTTGGCTGCGTAACAAAACTGGCTTCCGCGGCCCGCCCGAAATGGCGTTCACGTTCCAGGTTACACAAGTAAATGAGTTGTTTAATGTCTATTATCTATACCTACCATATAGTTACGAAACTTTATTCCATGCCTCCATTTTATTATGTACTAATGGATGTACTAAATAAAATTTCGCCTCCTTTTTTTATCTTCTTCTCACATCATACTATGCCGGATAGGAGTGAGCTTCAAATCGTTGGCCTGCTTGGTTCATGCACGGACAAGACCTCGGCCGTAACCTTCCCCAGCACGATGATCCCCTCCAGCCCTTCCCCGTCGATCGCCTCACCGTCCTGCGTGATGATGCCTGTCCGGAACAACTTGCCCAGCTGCGAATAATCACCAAACTGGAATGCCACTTTATCGCCTGATTTACCCTGAACCGTCTTGTCGACGATAGCGAAGCCGACCGGCGTCTCAATCATGAACATATGGGTCGGGTGAGGCATCAGGATTTTATTCAGGTCGATGCGCGTTTCAACATAGTCCGATGCCGGTGATGGGAAGCTCATATCAGATGCCCCCGTTCGGGTTGAACTGTTTGTATGTCTTAGCTTCACCCTCCTGCGTCGATGCATCGCGGAACGTCACCGTGTTGGCCTTTATCCACTGGTTAGCCTCACGCAGGCTGAAGTGCCAGTTAAGCTTCTCCAGCTGATGAACAAACTCCTGAGTCGTTACGATTACGCCCAGCCCCGGCTCTCGCCTCATGGCAGCCATGAATGCGCCGCGTATGTCACTCTCTCTCGCCATGCTAAATCCTCCTCTGATAAATACTGTATGAATAAACAGTAATATCGATCGGTGGATTTGAGCAAGGCGAAGTGAGCCACAGATTTGTAAAGGGATTGATGGTGCAGGTTTTTTTTTGGTGCGCGCGGATGGTGACGACTAATCTCAAATATCCTATTCCGCAATCTGCTTTGGCACTAGCGAGCCCGCTATGACTCAAAATGTTTCGATCTGATAATGCTGTGGTATACAGCACTGGTTCTAAAGTGTGATAATTTCTGTGACGTAAATGATTTTCAGTAATGGTGGTGTTCATCGTTTTTATAAGATAAAACCTAGATTGGTCCGTGCATCTTAAGTAATTAAAATAGTAAAAATCAAAAAACAACTAAATTTATCTTTATTTAAAAGGAATTGTAATGAACTCTAGAAAATACGCCATAGATTTTTGCTTTGGATTGATGATGCTGGCTTTATTCGCTTACCCATGGATTACTAATCCAGTAGAGCCCAGAAATCAGGGTATGGCTGCAGTGGCATTAATTAACTGTTTTTTATATCCATTCTCTAAGCTGGCAATTGAAAGCTTAGTAGAAGCAATAGGTGGGAAAGGAGTCTGGAATACGAAGCTTTTTACCATCGATCAGATAGGTAATAGTAAGATGAGAGCACTCCACTGGATGTTTAGCTTTATTTTTGCAATTCCCATCAGTCTACTCGCATTGTTCTTCATGAAAAAATAGGCTGGGATCCACAGCCTATTTATCTTAGGTTACAGACCCAGCTTAGCGTTAATTCTGTTAATCAGCGCATCATCGATCAATGAACTGGTTAACGCCAGCATAAGTGCAACAGCGAGAATGCCTACAGGCGAAGTCGCCAGAGCGGAGAAGGTGAAAGCAACCACCACGGTAGCAACTTTTCCAGCTGTGAGCGCTTCAATTTTTACAAGCGCCGGACGCCAATTATCTGTCTGGAAAGCTTTAGCAACCTCTTTTAAAGTCTCGTATATATCAGTTGCAGTACCATAGTAGCCGAGCCCTTTACTGAACTTCGCCAGTTGCGTTGCATATGACGAATACTGAATAGAACTCAGCGCATTCGCTATTGCATTGCGGTCGGCAACGCTGAATTTTGCTCCAAGCGAGTTTTTATAATTATTAAAAGCGGCAAGCGCCTCATCTACATTACGCAGGGTTTTACCTTTAGCATTATCTGCAAATTCCTGCGCAAGTTCAGCAGCCTGCTTGCCAAACCTAGCTGTGATATCGGACATAAAGCCCGCAGTGGTCTTAATAGCATCTTCAACAGAGGTGTTTTGCTGAGTGCGCCCCTGAATCGTATAGTCAATAATCGCCAATTCTTTTTTGGCCGCTAATGTTGCCTGTTTGGCTTTATAGATTCGGTTACCGGCCTGAGTACTGGTTGCCAGAGCACGGTTGTCTGCGATGATTTTATAAAGCGCAGCAACACGAGCATCGGAGATGTCACCCTGGTAAGTAGATGTAGCGTTTGGTGTTCCTGCACCATTGCCACCATTGCCACCATTGCCACCATTGCCACCATTGCCACCAGTGGTAGGATGAGCAAAACCCAGAACTACACCATAAGCATCACCGAGGCTAAAGGTGGTAATCCCAATAACTTGACCATCCTCTCTTAAGAAATAAGCCGCAAAATCCTTCGGATTCAATCCTAGGCTACGAGCCAGATTGTCTCCAACAGACTGACTTACGCCAGTAGTGCCAGCTGCACTACCTGTGCCACTGCCGCTACCGTTGCTACCATTGTTGTTACCTGCATTACCCTGACTGCCACCACCTGGAGCTGGACCACTACCACGCTCTGAACTCCATGGTGTTCCATCACCTTGACCGCCACCATAATTAAATCCGGGCATAATTATCTCCTTCTCAATTCGTAAAGGTTGAAACTGCTTTTTACCTAACAACCACAACAGCTGTAAGCAATTCGAAAAAGCAATAATACTGTATATATACACATGTTTATTTATACAGTATTTTGATGATAGGCCTCAAGAATTACTTCGTCAACCTTGAAAGATCAAAATGTTAGATAATTATCAGTTTTCTGAATGGATGGGGCACGTTTAGAATTTTGCAGGCTACGAATGAGTTGCGGGATATGAGTTTATAGCGATTTTTAATGCATTCAGCTTCCAAGCAGTCTCATGTCAGTTAGGTCTAAAATTTTTAGTTATGCTGCTCATCTAAATATTTCTGCCTGACACCCATGCTTTGATAATTTCTGAATGCTCGTCGATGAGTTTCTGCTGCGAATGACATACAGTCAGGAGTAGACCAAGCTGTTCCAGCGGGTCTAAGGATTTCTTGCCATCAGAGTTTGTGATTACGCCTTCTGGCAGGAGTTCTTCAAACTCCTGAGCAATTACTCCATACTTATGCGAAGAGCCAACCTGTTTACCTTCTGCAATGAACATCTCACCTGTAATGGGGTCTGGTGACTGATAGGTGAAGGTTTTATCTTTGAATTTATATGCTACCGGGCGTATCTTGCGAATAATCTCTAATGCCAGCTGCTCATCAGCTTCTTCGATCCCTTCTTTCAAAGTTTTATCTGAGTCGAAAAAATTAATACCTTTGGCGGCACCATCAACCTTTACTTCAAGATAGGTGCTGTTTACTGCTGAAAATGCTCTTACGCGGCCACCAACTGAAAATGATCCATTGGGTGCATATAAAAGTCCATCAACCGTGAACTGAAAATTTGCGTTCTCGACAGTATTAGATGAGTTAACTATACGGATATTAAACCCACCGGTTCCGCTGCCCCTGTTTACAACGATAGACCCTTTACCTGTGGCACCATCCTCATTCCATACAAGATGCGTGCCTTGCTGCCCCATATTTACGCCGTTAGACGTTGCCGATACACCGTTTTTTGCAACGATAGTTGTGCCTGTAAGGCCCCCGGTTAATATTCCTCCCGTCAAAGCTAAAGCGCCCAAGTTATTTAAGGCAGTTACTTTATTCGAAACATCATTAAGGTTCTGACTTTTATCCATCTTACCTGAAACAGAGCTCACGACGCTGCTCCATGATGGACCGCTGTATTGGCTGCCATCAGGGAGTGTGACTGTAATATTGCCGCTGGCGCTGTAGACCTGCTGCCAGTTAGCCTTATCCAGATTCAAGCCGCGAATAGCTTTCGCAACATCAGCCGCCACCTGCGAAGTAATTCCAACGAGAGCGGCGTTTGGTACGGCTGTCCACGCAACGCCTGAAGCTGTAGGGCCGTTATAAGCCGTGATGAGGGTAATTCCGGTTGCAGAGTTAACGGATTGCACACCGAGCGTGTAGGTAATGCCCCCAACAATGGCAACGATAAAGTCGTTCGCTTTAAGCTCTGTTGTGAAGCTGGTACCCGAGCCAGTTACAGCTGTCGAGTTATTGGTTAATGCAATAGTGCCTGCTGGCATAGCGTTCTCCGGGCAATAAAAAACCCGGCTCGGCGGCCGGGTTCATTGGATTATGTTTTGTTCAGAAGTAATAGCTGGCGTCGATACACGGGAGCTGGCAGGACGCCTGAATAGCCTTTGGATATTGGTATACCGCAATCTCCCGGCCTGTCGATTTAGCTCTGGCAGTCGTAACAGCATTGCCGTTCATCTTCAGTCCGGACTCAAGGCATATACGGAACGTGTAGTTATTATTGTTCCGACTGTAATCGCCTCTCTGAGTGCCAAGGCTGCATAAAGGCACCATGGGCTGTGAAACTGAACCGGTTGGATTTACCCAGGATTGAACCTCGCCGGTGGACCCGTCAAAGCTCTCATACCCTCCGATATCGTAATAAGCATCAGTCCACATAACGGGTGGGTATTTGCTGGAATAGGTGACCTGATTCGATGCATTGCGTATAACCATTCCATAACCAGAGACCGGCAGCGATGGAGAAAAACCACAAGACACAACCACCACCTGAACGCTGTTTACTGTTCCCCCTTCCTTTGAGCCTTCGGTACTGCCAAAAGCGTTATATGACTTTATAGAGTTTGTGCCTCTGTCGAGGTAAAGGGGGTTATCCGTATTAGACCATCTGGCGAAAACTATATAGTTTCCGAGGTTCACCACATCTGACGGAATGCTCCACGATCCGTTTATATTTATCACTGCTCTGTAGGTTACAAATCCAAGGTACGATACATCGCCAACTTCCATGAAATTTGAGCCGTTCGTAATTATGACTCCATACTCAACTGCAGGGTTGGCTGCATAGGAGACTGAAAACACGTCTGCAAATCCCGCCTCTACAGCAGGTGGGGTATTGCCATCCGGGCTTCTGTATTTGGCATTATAAATAAGCGAGCTTCCGCTGAATGAAAGACTGCTGACATAAGCCATCGGAGGGCCGGCCGGGTTAGTTCCCTGATAGACCCGAACCAGATTACGTGGAACTATCAGCGCCTTACTGTTAGCAGGCTGAGCTTTAAATCCCCCAACAGAGCCCGCATTTGCCATCATGGATGCATTACCCAGATAGGATGCGTAACGCATTGAGGCGTCCAGAATGATAGGCTTTCCCCCATCATCCGGAACTATGCGAACGCCATAAATATCAGCCATCAGTTAAGTTTCCCCGCCTTAAACCTTTCCACACCATTTGCATCGTAAACAGCCATTCCTGTTTCGTTAAACACACTGCCACCTGAGCGTCCGGAACCTCCGTACAGCTCGAAAGAGCCATCATTTCTCATAATTGTTCCTGACCGACCCGCGACATAGTTTGCTGAGTACCATGATCCGACCTTGGCAAGGGTGATTGAGGCATAGTTGATGAGGGCGTCGTTGATGAATACCTGGCCATTTACTGCTGTAAACGCAAGCTGGTAGCCGAGCGTGCTTGTGTTATAGATTGCAAAAGTATCAGCACTAAAAAGCGCGAAGGACTGAGTTGAGCCTCCGTTACCCTCTACGCCCAACTGCATGCCTGCAACGTATTTGGTACCGTTCCTGTCAACCTGAACCTTTACACCCCATTGCGCTGAAAGTTTGCCGTTCAGGTCTGCATATGCGCTGGAAACCTGCTGTACCGAGGCGGCATTCTGGTCTGACTGAGCCTGAATCTGCTCAAACTTCTGAGCATAAGCGCTGTCGTTATTGGCGACAGTCTGCCTGACAGAGATGATATCCGCTCGATTGCGGCCATATGCTTCGAACTGATGATCGACTGATGCATCAAGGTTCAGGGCGTTCTGAAGTATCCCTTCGATGTTTGTATCGATATTGGATGTAAGGCGGTCGAATGCTTCCGACTCTCTTATCGCCTTATCGATATAATCAATCATGCCCGGTATGTCAGAGGATGCCTGACCAGAAGCCTGCACAAAAGGTGAAACGCCAAATGCGTTTTTAGTCCTGACGTACATGTAATAGGTATGGTCCGCCTTAAGACCATGCAGCGTCCACTGAGACGCCCTACCGAGGAACTGCGCCTCTGTCTCTACTGCTCCGATTGAGCTGGCCGGAACCTCCCCTGTGTACCAGAACTCAAATGTCGTGTCGGTTGTCGCACTGACATTCATAACCGGCACGATATCGGCCGAGAAGATGCCCGGGGTCCATTGAATGAATGTTGGTGCTGAAGGCGCGCCAATCACCAGGCTCACCTGAGTCTCAGCCCCTTTCATTCCATTCTCATTGCGACCACGTACGCCAAGCGTGTAAATGCCTGAATCCAGACCATAGAAGTCATAGCGGAACTGGTCTGTTTCGTACTGCGCTACAACTTTCCCGTCAGCGTTATAAACGTAGAGTTCGAACACGATCTTCTTGGTCAGCGTCGCCGTCTGCCACGTTGCCGTGACCTGAACGGTCTCACTGTTGACGTTAATAATGCGCAGGTTTTCGATGTTCGGGACACGATATCCATTGAGAGTATCGTTAGGCGTTTCGAACACCGCGCCATCATCCACGATAGCCTGCTTGTTCGGGTCAAATAGCGTTGCTGAGATGCTGTAGACAGAGTTGTTTTCGTCTTCAGATATACCCATAACCCGAAACAGGCGCGTGGCTACTTCACCGGTAGAGATAACAAATATCGTTCCGTCTTTAACCCAGTTAGCCGAAGTTCTCAGCGTGATGATCCGACTTGAAACTGATGCGATCTGATAGCGTGTGAACTTGCCGTCAGAACCCATAAGCGACATTGTGTCACCGCCGCCTGCCAGCGTTGATACATCGGCATCCACGGTTATTGCTGCGCCGCTGTGAGAGATGATGCGACCGCCAAGTCGGGTTGCGGCATAGTTGTTATCCATGACTTCAATGACATCACCCGGCATGAAGGCGATAGCATCTCGTGCCATCTTGAAGGTGACCTTCTTCGTTTCACGCTTGGCGGTCTCCAGAAGCCATTTCCCGGCACGAAACGCCTGACCGCGCGAGGTGCAGCCGAATGCCTCAAGCGTTGTCTCGTTGTAGCCGTACCGGTCAATCATCTGGTCATCAGAGACGTATTCTTTGACCTGCTCCCAACCGTTGTTTGGGTCTGTCCACGACACCACAACAGCATTGAATCGCTCTGACCGTTTCATTGAACTGTAAGTAAACAGCCCGTCTACAACATTGGCATTGGTTACAGCTGCCACTGGGTCCTGCGGGTTGTCCAGCATGATTGAGAATCGCATGCCGTCCCACAGAGCGATGCCGCGGAACATGCCAGCAATCTTGTCGAGAATATCGCGGGCGCTGGATTGCTCAGTGATATAGGCATTCAGCGTGAATCGTGGTTCTTTGCCGCCATAGCCATCATCTACAAGCTGATCGCAGAACTGAGAAAGAACATACAGGCTGCCATCGTCAACATCGATGTATCCTGCACGTTTAGCCAGTCCGTAACGTGTGTTTTTGACTAAAGCACGAAACAACCAGGCGGGATTGTTAGTCCACGCCGATTTAAACCCACCGGTCCAGATGCCAGCGTATGTTCTGGCGATCGGATCGTAGTTGTCCGGCACATCGACAATGAGTCCACGCAGGTGATACGTGCGGGTAGGCGTGTCGGTGTACTGGTCACGGTCAATCACTGCGCCTGCTACGGCCGCATATGGATATGAGAGGCTATCGTCTGTGATCTCAGTAAAGCTATTCCAGATAGTGCCGTTGGTCAGGAGGTCGCTTGAGCTATCCGCTGTAACCCGGCGCAAGCGAATATCAAAAGGTTTGCTGGCAGGAGCATCAATTATATGCGCCTCAAGATACTCGCCTGATATTTTTCCGCTGATAGTCACCGTTTTCTGAATGCTCCACGAGCCGGCGGAACCATTTCGCGTTTCAATGACCATGGTCACCGATGTTTCGTGCTGGTTGCCCTTTGTGTCCTGCTCGACCAGCCCGGTTACCCCAATATTCATGCGTACGCATGTCACATCAGTGTCAGTTACTGTGCGCACCAGCGGTGTGCTCTGCGTGACATCGGTGTTAACGACAGTGGTTGCTTCAATCGCATCAAAGCCGGTGATTGGTGACTGATTTGCAGAGCCCGGACGCCATGCCACGCTGACGCCGTTAATCGTAACGTTACCGCCTGCATCAGTGACTGGCGTTTTATTCAGCATGAATGATGAGAGGTGGTTCTGATCTACCGGGCCGTAAATCGGACCTTCTGAGATGAGATCGAGGACTTTGAGAAACTGCTTTGATTTGAGGTTGTCGTCGATAAGTTTGGGAGTGCTGCCGCCACCGCCGCCTGAGCTCATGCTTTCACCTTAACTGATGGAAATATCCCAGTCCTGATTGTTGCTGGTATCAATACCGAGAGAGATAACGTTACTTCCAACCACCATTTCGCCAATCAGTAACGGAACCGGCCTGCCCTGTCCGATCCGGTTCTCTGCACTGGTGAAAGAGTTGTTGGTAATGGAGTTTGTGTCCTGGTCTGCTGAGCTTTGCGTCTTCATGTGTGAGGTCATATAGAGCGAATAAGCAACCGAGGCGACCGTAACGGCAACCATGATCCAGACAGCCGCCACAGCAGTGATTGAGCCTTCAACGATTGGTACGAAGAGGACTGTCGCACCGTCTTTGAGGTGCCTGTTCATGTGGAATTCGAGGTTCTCGTGTGACACGTCACCGCCATCGATGCGAAGCCTCAGACGGGTTTTATAAAAGTCGCGTTTGAATTCGGGACATTGAGCAAGCAGAAGGCGCAAGCCTTGCGAGGGTGTATCGACGTTCAGAGTGATTTGGCGGAAATGTCGTCGGAGATTCCCCGCAAATCTAAAGATGAGCATTGTTCATGCCTCCATATAGAGTGCGTCAGGGTTACATAGGTTTGCCGGTAGGGTTCGCGGCGGCTGAGTCGCCCGGCCAGTTCGTGATGGAGCACGGTGTTATCTCCAAGCCAGAGCATTGCGTGGCAAGGGTCTGACTCAGGGAACGCACGCCGAATGATCACGTCACCCGGCAAGATGTCGGCTGAAGTAACTTCATAAAACCCATTGGCTGCCATATTTCTCAAGTAGAGGTTTTCACCCCTCACCCACCAGCCGTTCGTGCGCTCGAAGTCTGGCAGGTCGATGCCGCACAGATGGTAGGCGTCCCGAAAAAGCGTGTAGCAATCCATCACGGCATGCTCGAATCGTCGGCCCAGCAAATGCGGTACCGGTCGGAACTTTCTAATCCTGCCGTCGCTCGCCAGCCACCACTCAATGCCGGTAGATATATGGGCCACCCTGTCGGCAGCCGAGAGAACGAGCTTTGGCTCTGGATGGGAATGAAAAACGGCGGTAATTTCTCCCGCTGCCTCTGCTCTCATCCAGTCTGTATCGCTTATGCGGAAGTTTCGCCCCGGGTCGGGGTGCTGGTTATCACAGCGCATGAACCTTTCGCCATCAACGATCAGGCCACATACTTCATCACGGGATAAAGCCGCATATGCCAGGCATTCATCTTCAATCATCACGACACCTTGGCAGAGCCGGGATAACCGCCATAGGGCAGCGGTTCAGGTTTAGGGAATCGCATACGGCAGCCGGTGAGATGCTTTGAGCACTTATCCCGCGATATATCCGAGGTAGGCTTATCTTTCTCATCAGCAACCGGCCCGCCCGAATAGCCACAGCCATCACCTCGGTAAACCCACTGGCAGACGTCCGCCAGAATGGTTCGCGCCGGTATGATGGCGTTATCGCAGTCGACCGGCGTTGCGAGGTTATAGGTGACTGTCTCGAACGTCTCTTCTGCCATCTCCTCGATGACATAACGAGATACAGCCTCCATCGTCGGGTCTGCATCTGCATTTCCGTTCGGGAAGTTCACAGCATCAAGATGCTTTACCAGCACCTGACGACGCGTCACCACCGCCCCTAGTGCATCATCGAAGTCGTGGTTGATACCGGTGATGAGCCCAGTAATGTTTGCCACCTTCATTGTCGGTCGCGAATAGGTGCCTTCTGACTTGGTTTCGAATCCTTCAACCGCGATCGGATAGGCTGAGTACTGTCGCCCCTGCCAGATGACGTCGCCGTAATAGCCGTTCGTGCCTGCATGGAAGCGGATTACATCGCCGCCGAATGACTGCAGGTCAACTTCGAACAGGTCAAGCATCGCGCCAACGCCCGAGTCAGTACTCTCGATGATTAGTTCTGCTGGTATGTCCCGCATATTGCGTCCATTAAAAAGGCCGCCAAATGGCAGCCATAGAATAATTACTGATCGAATATCAGGATGTCGCTGATAGACAGTTAAGGATATGTTGAGTATTCAGCCCGTCCATGTTTGGGGCATGGGCGCACATAGCAATGAGGTATGGCTGATTACCTCTGAAGAGGAAAAGTAATGTCGCAATCAGATATTGATAAAATTAAGGAAGATATTGAGATCCTTCAGTACCGAATGGGTGGCGCTGAATATCTCATTCGTGTATTAGTACAAAGAATGCACGAAAATGAAGTCAAAGCTATTGAAAGTGAGATTAATCAAACTATTAGCAACTACGGCGCAAATAGCGCTGTGGCAAAAGTTCTTGAGGAATCACTTCGCTTGCTCAGCAATTAATTGCTTAATCGCAATTTTGGCGGCCCGCGATGTGGCCGCTTCTTGATTTTCTACATTATTAAGCATCCCGCCCGGGCGCTGGGCATTCTTGATTACTTCTGCCGCAGCATCCCGCATCATCTTAGCCAGCTCTTCTGATTCAGCATTTGGCAGAGTCAGACTAGCCACCTTCTTTTCTAACGCTTCAATACGCTGCTCTAATGTCATGGTATATCTCCTAATTTATCGTGGAACCTGCTCAAATGTGGCTGTCAGCTCATGCTGGCTGCCTGTTTTCTTCAATGACCATGACCGGCACACAAACAGCCTCTGCACGCCGGTATCCGATGGCGTCCAGTAGAATGCTTCAACGGCCATTCTCGCTTTCAGAAATGCTTCTGCAGTTTTTGCTGAGTTTGGGCGCGAACACTTCGCATCGTCATAGCCGACAAACGTTAGCGAGTAGCTGTCCATGAGCGGGTTGATGCCCTTGGTCTGGCGCTGCTCGTAACCGTCGCCAAACTTTACGACCGACACGTTTGGCGCGCGCGAGACCGTGAAGCCCTTTTGTGGGCTCCAGATGAAAGTTTCTGGCATAATTTCTCCGGGCTAAAACATCAACTAGGGAAGTCAAATGGAAACTCAACAATTAACGCCTCACCAAATCTCTACTCTTGCGTACGAAAGTATTTTCAAATTAATCATCTCCGTTTTAAATGACGAACAAAAAAACCGCCTCAAACTGGTGGCAGAAGCGGCCATTGACCCGGAAGCAGGTCCGCTTAGCTCTTCACCTGATACAGATGAGGAAAACATGCAGCGCATTGCTCATCGTATTGCTGATGTTGTTTTTGCTGGTTTAGAGGTAGAACACTAAATTTTCACCTTTTACTTAATAAGCCACTAGGTCGCTGCTGGTCTTTAATGGTGCGAATGGCAACAGTCTGCATCATCTGCGCCATCTGCTTCTGTGTGGCTTCGTCAACGCCGCCAGTTGTTTGAATGTCAAAGTTGAAATTCATTACCAGTCCACTGCCGGCACCGCTCGAACCGCCAATATCCCGGTTGCTAATAACCTTGCCATTATCGCCGGGAATCATGTACTGGCTGCCGTTGCTGGCCTTGAAGATTTCAGGCTTCCCGCCCTCACCTACACGATACATGCTGCTGGCGTTGACAGGTCCACCGTGCTCGCGCGCGCCACCCATAGAGATACTTCCAATACTGGTCAGGAGTGATGCGCCAGCACTGGCTATCGCAGCATAGTTAGCAAACTTTTGAGCGGGTGTTAAAGCGGTTGGATCAGCCATGGCCTGTGAGATTGCCAGTTGGAGGTTCAGCGCCGCCTGAGCAACAGCAAAACCTTTACTTAGAGCGAACATAGCCTGATATGCGCCGCTACTCTTACCGGCCGCTCCTGCTGCTAAGTTAGCAAGTCCGTCAAAGCCCTGCGAAACAGAGCCGATGATGGAGGAAATAGCCTGCGACTGCATATTCGCTTCGTTTTGCGCTATCTGCTGGCGCGCATTGGCGGCCTGGCGCTGAATAGCTGTTTTCGCATCCTCGTAAAGTTGCGCGTTCTGCACATCCAGCGCCTGATACTTGGCTAAGGCTTCAAGTTTCTGTTGCTCCTGCAGGTCAATCTGAGCAGTAGGGTTTTCTACTGCTCCTGAAACTGCATCCGGCATTACCTGCGAGGCGGCTATTTCCTGCTGAGCAAACTTCATGCCCTGCTTTATTTGGGCCTGCTGCTTAAGTGCGTTGTTCTGATCCCAAATCTTTGCCGCATAATCACCGGCCTGCTTAATTTGCTCAGCCGTCGCAGATTTACCCAGCGAGTCTTGAGCCTGCAGAATTGCTTTGGCTCTTGTTAACTCATCAGTTGAAGTTGCGGCTAACTCCGACTTCTCTCTTAGCGAATCAAGCTGGTCATTGATCGCCTGCTGCTCGTTTGCCACTTTCTTAGCTGCGTTTGCTGCTGGTCGGTTAGCCTTCTCCTGCGCGTCAGCAATCTTCTGGCTAAGAACGGCGTCAGCCTTGGTATAAGCTTCCTTATCAACAAGCTTTTTGTCGTAATTTGCCTTCAGTTGATTGCGTTGAACCTGAAGTTTTTCCACCTCAGATTGTCCCGCGCTGATTATGGCCTGCGCTGAGTTTTGTGCGGTTTTGGCCGCGAGGTTTCTTATATATTCAGGGGATTCACCGCCCGCAGATTGTCCTGATGTTGCTGACTGAACCTCTTTTGCTGTCTGCTTAGAGAGATTCAATATCCTCTGCTCACCCTTGAGCCGATCAACCGTTGCTTGGGCTTGCTTCGTTGCCCAATCTACGCCTGAACTTTTCGCCAGGTTAAGTGAGTTTTCAGCAGTCTTTAAATCATCTGCATTTTTTATTAGTTTCTGGTCTATCTGGTCAATCGCAGATGCGTTGCCGGTAACTAAGTTTATCGTAAGCGCGGCACCATCCAACAGCTTGGCAAAATACTTCGTAGCTCCAATTCTCTGGTCTATTTGCGCCGCAGCCATGCCAAGGCTGTTAACTAGAGCGTTGCTGGCCTGCGCCACTGTGCGCGGCATATCCTCAAATTTTGAGTTGATGTTATCTGTTTGGTTATAAATGGCATCCAGAACCGACCCAATATCTAGCTTTCCAGCAAGCATTAACTGCCTGAGTTGGTCAAACGGGATGCCCATACCTTCCGCAATTTGTCGGCCAAGTTCTGGCATTTGCTCGATTATTGAGTTAAATTCCTCTGCCTGAACACGTCCGGAAGCCATTGACTGCATGAATTGGCGCAAGGCATTGTTCATTTCCTCCTGAGAAGAACCGCCAATTGTACCTATCTTCTGAAGGGTGCTAACAAGTCGCTGAACATCACCAGACGTTGCACCAACGCTTTTTAAAGTTGCGCTCATCTGCGTGAATAGATTTACAGTTTCTTTCAGGTCAGATCCATTCTGTGCAGAGATAGCAAGTAGAGCGCGAAAGTTCGCTTCTCCTTCCGCGGCGCTTTTTGATGCCATTGTCACGCGAGTAGCAAGAAGTTCAAACTGCTGAGCGGTCTCAACAATTTTCATTGCCGCCTGTACCGTAATGTATGCTTTCACAGCAGATGCCAGACTGGTAAACCCACCGCCTAAGCTGTCGGTTTTTTTCTCTAACCTGTCCAAGCTATTGCCTGCTTTGTCGGCAGTTCCGCTCATCTTATCTAATCGATTGTTAACCTCACGCTGCGCCTCAATAAGCTTTGCAACCTCAAGCTCTACCTCATAGACGATATTTCCAAGCTGTTTCTCGCTAGCCATAGGATCTCCGGGCAATAAAAAACCCGCCGAAGCGGGTTCATGTCTTATTCTTGTGTGTTATTGAATGTCTTTACCGCAAAATCGGCAGAGTATGGCCTCTTTTTTTATTTCTTCTGCACAGAATGGGCACTTCTTAGTCTCCGAGGAGCTATTATTCATCGCATTCATTGGGTGCACAGATGGAGAGTGCTTGTCGTGTTCAGGGTTTGTAAATGACCAAACCAATGCAACAACCCACCCAAGACCGGTCCATCCTAGAACTACCGTAAGCACCCATATAGCAGTTGAGTTTTTGTGGCCCCTGCCGCTTGCGATAATTCCAGGCAAAAGATAAAAAATTAAACCCAGAATAAAAACTATCATCTCTCCCATCAACCCGCCCATCCTTCAAATTTACGCTTAGATTCAATCCGTTCTAGTGTATCAAAATCCTTTAAACGGCGCAGGATGATAGCGTACTGCCGATAGCCATGATGCGCAGGTGCCGAAAAGACACCATTAGAATACATATGAGGGTTTTGCTTCATTGCCTGTATCGTAAGGGGCGCAAGAGCAATTTGCTGCTCGCAAAGGGCGATCGCCTTCTTCAGATGTTCTCGTTCAGAGCGAAGCTTGTAATGTTTTTTGATCTGCTCTTGCAGGCTGAAGTGGGCTTGCAATATCTGCTCGCTGCTAAGGTGGCGAAGGCCATCAAGCCATTCTTCTTCAGTCATATCCCACTCCATAAGTAAGTATGACGATAATCCTAAAGCGGATCTGATGCAATGGGGAGTAAGAAACCCGCCGAGGCGGGTTGCTAAGCAATATTGATTCAAATTAATCACAGAATGATGCTATCAATACGGGTTGCCAACATCAATTAGGTTTATTTGAGTGAAACCTAGCAATTATTTTTTTAACGAAGTCGAAGTCGCTGATGTTAGGATCAGCATTCCTTTCACATTCAATAAACTTATTTAAACCATCCTTACCATCACCCGGAGCTTCCTTGGATTGCCCCAATGCCCTCAGAATATCCTTATCAGATTCAGTTTCGGCTATTTTGTTGGCATCAACAATACAAATTGTGTTCTGCGAAGCCACTTTGGTGCTCTTTTTGAAGTAACCAAAGTAACTCGTTGGTACGCCGATGATAATACCAATAATAAATCCAATTAAAGAATAACGCCACTTACTTCCTCTCATGTATCAATCTCCCAATAGTAATAGCTCGAGCATACTAAAGGAAAACTGATACTACGGGAAGCAAGAAACCCGCCGGAGCGGGTTATAAATCTGAGAGGGCCTGATTAGGTTTTGCACTTTTAGTGCAATACTCCCACCTGCACTTTTTGTGTAGGTCAGAAGAGCTTCTTCAGGATAATGCCATTTACGGCTTTCCAGGCATCAGCGGGCCACGACTTCACGGTGCCATAAGTCTCGTCCGGAACATCCTTGGGAGATTGGCCGTTAGCAGCGCACCACTTCTTCATCGGCCAGTGGCTAAATGATTCACCAGTGGCTCTCTGCACCGCTTTAATGGTCGCGTGCTTTTTGCACTCACCAAGCTTATCTGCTAGCGCGTTCTTCTGTCGCACAGCTGCCGATGCTGTTGCCATCGCTGTCGCTTCTCGCTTTTCACCGATCCATGCCTTCGTTTCGATGGCCTCGTCACGTTCTGAAGCAATCTGCTCTTTTTCAGTTTCCGTAGCGACAAGAGCCAATAACGCTTCTTTATAATTCCCTGGCAATACCCGCTGATTGATCTGCGACTCAAGATGATAGATGTGCTGTATGACCGTCATGCGCAATTTGGCACTGTAACCTGTCAGAAGACATTCAACATGTGGCTTGTCTAACCTGAAGTTGGAAACGTATCCGCGACCATCAACCGAGACATCCACTCCATTAGTCAACGTAACAGCCTGATTTTTAAGATGGCCCATTTTTGGACCATCCTTTCTTATTCCATAAAGCTCGCTAATCATCTCCCAAATATCACGGATTACATGCTTATGATCCTTGCCAGTCAGCTTGCAAATTTCGCGGCTTGACATGGTGACACCAGATCTTGACTCTGCTATCTTTAATGCAGTCATATACGTTCCTATGCGTCGTTTGACTTCAGTAGACCGCCAGCTCCACACTGGCGGTTTTTCTTTTCAGCGTCACTGCAGTCTATGCTGGCGCAAGTAAGGTAACACTCTGCTCCAGTTATCGTCCTTCCGTGGCTGATATTCTATGTGTTCCACTTCCCTCTCAATCAACTGCCTCGCTTTGTTAAGCGCTCTCGGATACTCGTGAGTGATTGAGTAGAAGTGTCCTGTCATTCGATGTTCTGCGACCTTCAAGAGTGGATAAATTTCGCTGCAGGCGTTCATCATTACCTGACTAGCTCTCCATAGCCATGCCAGATCGCAAAGCTCTGCATCTGAAAACTGAGCGATTGGTGTGGGAATCTTATCCTTTGCTATGAATTCACCTTCAATAACCTTCCCAGCCAGATACTCGACTGCTTCAGCCGTTTGCCTAGGGGAGAGTTCGTCGATGTGCTTCACTCCGAACTCTTTATGCACCAATTTATAAACCGCCTGATATGTCATGCCGTACTTACCCATAATTCGATTAACGATGCCGCGGAGTGGCGTGCGGTCGTCAACGGTGGTTTCCGGCTTACGTATTGCTGCGCCTTTGTTCCAGTAATCGTGGAGAGCTGTGAAGCACTCCTCCTGATAACGCACCAAGCGATCACGAATGTCGTCACGCACCTTTGCCGGGTTGATGCTGAACAGCCAGCCATTGAGCTTTTGGATTGGCATGCACAGCATTTTCTGGATGCCGCCAAGCGAAGGGATGTTCATATGAGCATACCCATACTTATCATGTTGACTGAGCAACTTGCGCATTTGAGTTGACCAACTCATGCCAAGGTTTTCCACAATGGGCTTCATCGCTACATATGCCACACCAGCAGCCATAGCGGTGATGATGTGCTGACCGTGAAACGGCAGAGAGGTGGTGTTTACTGCTTCAATAATTGCTATACTGTTCATCGTTGGTTTCCCGCTAGGTTACTGACATTAGAGGCCCGGTTTGTGTTTGCGCACCTCCGGGCTTCGCTGTTTTTACTGCCCATCTACTCTGTCCTCACGCAGGCTTTTAGCCAAACGTTGCACTATTGCAGAGTTGATAGAGATTCCATCCATCTCTGCCAACTTACGAATTTCCTCATCCATGCGCTCAGGCAAGCGAAGATTAAAAACTACATTTTTCCTACCGGTATAAATTGCGCCTTGCATATTGATCTCCAGTTGCTTTATGGCACCAAGTTGGTTCTAGAACCAATTTACCACTACTTTAGATGGTGTCAAGTAGGTGCTATCATCAACCTATACGTCTTGTGACCTACTTTTTTGGTAAAAAACATGAGCAATTACCCAAGCCAAGAGATGGACAGATTTAATGTGAGACTACCGGCTGGGATGCGTGATGCCATAGCTGAGCGAGCAAAAGCTAATGGCAGATCTATGAACTCTGAAATTGTGCAAATACTCGAGGATGCTCTAAACGCGCAGGTAACTAAATGGGAGGACCTACCAAGCGATGAAGATATTGAGTTTGCGCTATCTCAAATAACGCCTGAAGAAATTGATAAAATGAGCCTTGAGCGTATCAAGCAGGTAAAAGAAGTTCTGCTAGTGACTGCAAAAGATATCAGTCAAGAACTGACAAAACATAATGGTTATTTAAGTAAAGTAATGGATGCCTTGGTTTTGATTGAAGGAACAAAGCGCACTTAAATACTATGGCGTACATTAGATTATAAAAGAGCTGGTACAGGCCCGAGTAAACCAGCTCTCATTTGCTCTCACAATACCCTTGATGGGCTTCAGAGCGTTGTGGATCGTATTCAATCGTAATCAAACACAAAATTTACACTGCTTTACTATTCTCTTTTCGCAAGACATTAAAATGCCCACCTGAGTGGGCGTGGATTATTCGATTGAAAATTAACGGACATCATCCCAACCCAAATTTTCTGCAACTTTGCGGAAAGTGCCTGGGCTTGGTACTCGATATTTAAACCAGTCGCATTCAAAAACAGCGTTTTGTTCTTGGGCTAATGAGTGCCCCTTACGTATCATTTCTTTGAAGCCTGGTTCTTCTGTTTCTTGATTAACAACAATTACGCTCATCGGGGGAAGGCCATTGTAGAGACTGTATAGAGATACTAGCCCTAAAGCCTCTCTTAAGCCGCGCCCAGCCCGTCGTCCATAACCCATTAGTTCAGCCAGTTGTCCATATGTAATAAACCGGCCAGATTGTTTGTTTGCATAAATATACCCCGATAAGATAAACCAAATCATGTGGGCTTGTTCATAGCGCCGGGTATCCCCCGGAGTAAACTCTTTCAATTCGGGAACAATTCTAGCCATGATTAACCGTGAAAATTAACTCAACATACTGTGAAAATTAGCACGGTTAATTTGAGTGGTCAACACCCAGCTGTCAAAACTATTAGCTTTTGACTGCCAATAGCCTCTGCGCCTTCCTCGCCATATAGTCATCAGCCACGCTGTCGTACTCCTCACGCGTGAAGCCCTTTTGTTCCGGGAACTTAGCAGCCAGCATCATCTGGAACTCCGTCATCGTGAGTTGCTCAGCCTCTTCCCTGCTCATGCCAAGGTGGGTGCGAGCAGCGCTGATGTACTCGAATGCATTGAACTCCGATGATGTGCTGCTACCTTCATGGCGCTGCAGTTTCCTGACTTTTGCCTTGCCGATGATGCCATGCTGAATCAGGGACTGAGCAATCAGGACCATATCCCTGACTGGCATTACTCCGGGACGATAGACGAATGCGCGGCGCCCTGTTCTTCCGGGCACCAGCTCACCAGTCAACGGAGTGGCATCCCGATCACAACAGGCTGTCAGCACAATTATTGCGGCTGATATCGCAGCTTTGGAGCATGCAGAAGACAGCAGCCACTTAAGTGCAAAGGCTGGCACAATATCGCTGCCACTGTATGCAGCATAGAATCTTCGCTGATGCTCAGGGATGGCCTGATAGTTTTCCGCTAAAGCCTTCAGGCGTGGCGTTGCTTCGTCGTTATGCAGCGCGTAGAAAGTCTCTACAATTTCCTCTGGCGCTCCGATGCGGGACATAGCAGTGAATGAAGGGCGAAAGAAATACTCCACTGAGCCATAGCTAATCAGGCACTCTCCTATTTCCTTCCAGGGCGTCATTGAACCTCCATAATCATTATCAAGGGCTGAAGCCAGCCCTTTGGAATGGTTACGAAGCAGTAACCGTTACAGCCGTGGTGCCAGTGAAGTTCCCGTCATTCGACTTGAAGGTGATGGTGGCTGACCCTGCCGCTACCGCAGTGACCAGGCCGGTACTGCTAACGGTCGCTTTTGTCGCATCCGAGGTCGTCCAGGTGCCGGTGCGGTCGGTTGCATCAGTAGGCTGTACAGTGCCGGTAAGCTGACGTGTCGCACCAACAACCAGACTTGCTGTGGCAGGGGTTACGGTTACGCCTGTAGCTGCGACAGTTTCATCTGTATCGATAACCTGAATGGTCGTAGCATCGCCCACCTTGAACTCAGTAGTGAATGTCACGATGTCATTCGTGCCACCGTCAGAACTCAGTGCTGTGATGACCATGTAGCCTTGGAATGTCACTTCGCCGTATTCCATGCGCACCCAGATACCAGGCTGACGCCGTGCTTTCAGTTCAGCGGCGAAATACTTGATAAAACGCCCCACGCCGTACTGGTCCAGCTTGCCCTTTTTGCGCACTTCACCTTCAAAGCTCATTGTGAAGTCTGAGTTGGTAATGATGCTCTCAACAAAACCACCACCGTCATCTGCATCAGAAGTAACAGTGTTTGGTGAGAAATCCCACCCCTTGCTTGTGCCGGCGGCCAGCGCTTTCCATTCCGATTCCTGCGGCAGCACATCGCTGCAGCCATCGGCAACTTCAAGCACAACGGCACCACCGAACAAACGTTCGTTGCTGTTCTGGCAATCTGCCATGGATAATTCCTCTTAAGTGTTTTACTGATCGCCGTGGGTGGCGACGAACTGGAGCCGATAAACCAGACGGCCTTCGGTGGTGAGAACTGGCGCCGGGATGCCGCCAAGGTTTTGCAGATAGCCGATGCAGTTGTCAGACATGGGGTTTTGCTGAACGTAAGAGATGATGTTTTGAACCACTTCATCAACCACACCATTGCCGCCTTTGGCACCGACCACATCCAGCAGGACATAATATTCAGCTCCAAGCTGATTGCGCACCGCGCTACCGCCATTTGGGCGAAATACCATGAATTTATCTGATGCTGTGCCAGTGTCATTCCAGACAAGCAACTGCGTCTTAAAGCCTTCCGTCAGGCCTGCATCCACCAGGTAATTGCGCACCCGCGTGTGCATTGGAGGATTCAAAGTGCCATCTCCTTCTTGATCGCCGCACTGATTGCATCACGCGAGTCCTCAAAGCCCTTGGTCAGAAACTCTTTCTGAGCGGTTGAGCGCCTGAAGTTTTGCGGGATATTGGGGTCGTGAACGTAGACGGCATAATTAGCTGAATAGCCCACACGTCCAACGATGCGCGTTCCGCTCGCAGTCACCTCACGATACTGGCTATTCAGAAGTGTGGATGTATCGATAGGCGTGTACAGTGCCGCCTGTGATGAACCTATGATTAATGCGCTTTGAATGGCCCTGACTGCCTTTCTGCCCTGAATGTCACCAATCAGTGCGTTGAGGTTCTGCTGAGCCTGCCGGATGCCGCGGACCTTTACTCCCATATCAGCCCCCGGTCAGAATTGCATAATCATCAGTCAGACGCTCAAAGGTGTCTGCATAGCGAATTGCCTGCATCACCTCGTCAGCTCCCGCAGCGATTGGGTCAGGATTGCTCGAAGCACCAATCAGGATGTAATCACCAGTATCTGCCAGTGCGTACTCAGTCCATATGGTGTTCTTCACCACCTTCTCGCCACCTATCGCCCCCAGCCGCTTACTCAGGCCACCCTGATAGTCGCAGGAAATCACCAGCGGTTCAGACCAGCCAAGAGAGCTGCCATACTCATCAATTCCCAAAGACTTCCAGATGGTCGCCTGAGCCGTGTATGACCAACTGGCTAAAGATGACATGTCATTCCCTCCAGCTGATTACAGTGGGCTTTTCAGCAGCGATGCGAGGGCAGTTAATCCGCCACTCTCCAGCTGCATTAACGTAAGCAGTCGTCTCCTTCCCGCTATCAGTTTTCACCCATACGCGGCTAAATGGCTTAGGACGGCGCTGATTAGCGCATACCGTAGCCATCAGCAGCCGCCCACAACGTCAAAGAACCCAACACTGCTACCTACATCAATCGGTAGCGCTGACGTACAGCCAGATGTATCGAGCGCGGCTAGAGTGTTACGCATAGTCTTCACATCGCCGCTGTAATCGAATGATCGGGACGCCCCTGAAGGCGCTGACTGTGATTTGATGCGCTGGCTGTATGCAGTGATAGCCATCAACGTCACGGCGTACACCTGAATCAGAATCAGATCGCATTCATCGTAGCCAGCCGCCTCCAGGCACATGCTGATATTGCCTAACTTGCACAGGTAGGCATCAATCATGAAGTCCGGGACGGAGTAACCCAGCGCAGATAACTGCTGTTTAACCTGCGCCGCCGTTATCTGCACTGCCATGGTTACTTATCCTTTTTGATTGCGGCCGCCAGCGCTGCCTCGGCTTCGTCAGCTCGCTTGGTTTCTGCTTCCAGAGCAGCTACGTGCTCTTTCTCATTGCTCTCAGCGACGTCCTGCAGTTGTTTGACCTGTTCCAGTGCGTCATCGAGTTTCGATTGCAGCACCGATGTATCAGTGCTTACAGGTGCAGACGGTGTAGCCACTTCGAAGGTCAGCTTCTCGCCTTTCTTCTCGGCGGCCTTTTCAGCTTTACCCTGTGAAATCCATTTTTCAGCGACAGAATCCGCTACGTCATAGACCTGACCGGCCTCCAGCTTCTGGAAGCCGGCACCGGCAAAGAGGTTTGCTGTCATTACCTTTACGAGTGCCATAATTTTTCCTTAGCTCGAAGCGTGGATTACTGAGAAGTGACCGTTGATGTCCTGCTTAACCATCAGGCCTGCAGCACCCCAGGTGCGCCATACATAATCGCTGTTGTAGAACTGGCGCGGATCAGCAACTGTACCGAAGGCCTGACCAACGATTGGCGCGATAACACCGGCAGCCAGCGGAACGATTACGATTTCGTTACCTGACAGCTCGGCGTCTTCTTTGATTGCTGAGATTCCTGACAGCTTCAGGATTTCTTCAAGAACAGTACGAATCTGATTCACATCGAAATACTGTTCCCAGTTAGACATGATTTCGCTGGAGACATACCAGGTCTGTTGTCCGTACTGATAGTTCTGAAGCTTAAGAACGTCACGCAAAGCGATTGCCTGCTGGCGAATGGCTTTCGGGTCGGAGCTTGTTGCAAAGTTGAAGGTGAGAGTGATTTGAGCAACGCGCTCATCTGCACGCAGGCCTTTCCAAGTGTAATCGTCGAACTTGATGAAGTTGCCCTCTGAATCACGGAAGCCATCCCAGATGAAGTTGACGTACTGGCGGCGAACGTCATCTACAGAACCGGACTGAGCATCTGCCAGCGAAGCCAGCGCTGAGCTTTTATTAAAGATTGGGTCTCGCCAGTTGAATTTGAAACCAGAATCATGGATAGGAACCATCGTGCCGTCAAAGGTGTAGCTTTTAGCATCCAACGCCGCACCGATCTGACCGGACATTGATGTATGCGCCCAGCCGCGGCCGCCTTTACGAGCATACTCATACACAGATTCTTCCAGTCGAACAGAGCGAGACAGCGGCATCAGGTCGTTCAACAGGGTGAACTCGGTATTCGGCTCGAATTCAGCCAGTACGGTCTGGTCATAAGCCTTATACATGCGACGGATATCGTCGATGGCGTTCACTGCATCCAGTACCGGAGCATTTGCAGCTTCACCGCGCACGCGAGTGCGGGCGATGAAATCAGCTACTGCCTGAGCGCTGGCATTGCGGGCAAACTGAAGCTCCTGAAACTGAGCCTGATTGGCCTCCAGATTTCGCGTCTCAGTCGCCTTTTTGGTTGAGAATACAAACATTCAGGTGCTCCTTATTTAAAAACGACGCGAACAAGATCACCTGCGGCAACTGTCACCGCTTGGTCTTCTTCCACATAGGCAAAAATAGGGCCATCTTCAGTCGTTTTAGTGACCTTAATCTGACCACTTACAATTGAAACCGGATCGCCTTTTTTGTAGGTTCCGGCCGTGGCTCTGACATTCAGAAACACACCGGGCGTGGGGTGGAAATTGACAACCCAATCGTTAGGGGCGAAAGCATCATCAACAGTTTTACAACGTAGGTAGTCGAAATTTGCTACGTACAGGATCGCTGGTTCGCTGCCATCAACTGCTGGCGAAACTTTGCCTGCATCAAAGAATGTGATTGTGCCAGGAAAGAATGCTGTAGAAGCGGCACCCTCTCGGTGTAACTGCGGGTTATGGAAGATGCCGCCCGCGTGGATTACGTGTTTTCCGTCTTTAGCCATTATTTACTCCGGCATTTCGCTGACTGATTGATTGGTTGCGGTCTGACGGAAAGAACCGTTCAGGCCGGTAGATGTCTGACACTGTGCATAAAAGCCATCCAGTGCTGCCCCATCGAGGGCATTGACGGCCATATCGTCCAGGCCAAACCTCGCTTTCACAGCGTTGCGCTTTTCACCCTTTTCTTTGTCGGCGTTAACCGCCAGGCCGCTTTCAATGGTTGTCAGTTTGTCGGCAAAAGGCTTGAACCATGCCGGGGCCTGCTCGCTGTTCGTTGCTGTATCTTTGGCTTTCTTATCAGCCTCTTCTTTCTCTTTCTTGGCCTTTTCATCAGCTGCAGCTTTCGCTGTGGCGTCATCAGCTGCCATCTGGTTGTAAGCGTCCATCAGCTCAGCATCAGACTTACCTTCAACGTCGATGCCTTTCGCTTTCAGCGCATTGGTGATGAGTTCTTTCATCGGGTTTGCTTCCTCTTTGACGGGCTTATTGTTGGCGCTGAAAAACGCCATGAAGTGGTTGAACATCTGCTTTAATGCTGGGTCTTGCGGGTCTGGCGTATCTGAATCAGCGAGGTTTACCGTTTCCACCTGGACCTCATCACCTTCGGCGTTAACGAACATGCCGATCCCCTCTTCTGGAGTTCCGGCTGGCGGCTCGTCGAGAAGGATGGCCACATGGTCATAAACCTGATTGGTGGCGATCCATGTGTAGCACTTGCCGTTTGACTCTCCCTTTGCCTCAATGCGGTTTAGCAGCAGGCCAGTAGAGATGCCGATGGGCTCGACAGACTTTCCTGCCGCCATGTCATCAAGGCGCTGCAGAACTTTGCGCCCCTTTTCAGAACCTTCAGCAAAACGTCGGTTGATGACGGCATCAGTCAGAACATTACCGTTTTCTTTTCTGACGTTTCGTGTGTATGCGCCAATGTGGTATTCATTCACCGCCCTGACGTTGCTGGCGCTGACGTGGCGACCATCGACTTTGGGATGGCCATATGGCATTGGCTTGTCTTCAAGGCTCTTGTAGCCCTTCGTGTTTTCTTCTGCCGGGTACAATCCGCCGTTCAGCACAATGCCGTCACGGACAGGCACGACGTTTTTCACGACGATGTGCTCTGCGCCATTAATGGTTTCAGTGGTGATGTTTGAAGCGGAGTTGATGACCGACAGCACGTTTACGCAGATGCGTGACATGCTGTGTCCTCACTTGTGGATTTCAGGCGTAAAAAAGGCCGCATAGGCGACCTTTATGCTATCTAAATATATTAATTTATTTTAATTTTGATGCGTCGTATCGTGAATTAATAAATTCAAAAATTGCAGTAGAAACTTTTTCTAATGAAACATTCGCTGCCATACCTCGGGCAACATAAACCATAAACTCTTCATTGTTTGTGGGCGTAAAGGAAAATACAAATTGATTTTCCGATATACACGCCTTCACATCAAAATAGTTACCAACTGGCATTTTAGAGCCAGGAATTTCAATTCCAATAGAAATTGCAAAGGAAATTGACATTTCATCATGGTTTTTAGGCATTTTATCAGCTGTTGCTGAATCAACAGCTGATAATTGAGAAACCTTACCTTTAATGCCAACGTTGACATGTTTCCCTAAATGCTTGCCGTCGACAACTAATTGGTTTGAATTTGGCACGCCAAGGCTATTAACAATTTCACTTTCCATTCTGTTTATAACGGTTTCCAAATCTGACCAGTACGCTTTGTAAGCTGATGAATAGTCAGATATGTTCTTTTTCAGTTGGTCGTATTGTGAAAGCATAGTAAATCTCCATTATGAAAATTTAACATTCCATGATTTTCTTTCATTTGCAAGATTATCTGCTAATCCTTCATTAAAAAGACTACCGTCATCGTTGAGCAGCACAGGAATGTTGCCACAGTAGCAGTGATAGCGGTTGCCACGTTCGGCATAGAACGCTTCAACCTCTTCAGTGGAGTATGTGCGACCATGCCTGGCTGCGTGCCAGATTCGGGTGGTTGGCTTCAGCGCTGATAGCCAGAGAATGGCAGTATTGAGCCCTAACCGTTCACGCGCCCAATCCGTTTCCTGCCACTGAGCCTTGCGTAGCGCTCCGACTTGCTCAGTCTGCGCAATGTTCTTGGCTCGGGCCATTGAGACGTCGAGCCTCTGGCTGATGATGCGCGCCGTTTCTTTTGGGTTGATGCCTCGGCCAATCGCATCTGATATCACGTTCGCAAGGTCAGCGCGGACTGCATCGCTGATGCCCTTCCATTCGCTGTACGTTGAGACATAAGCCGCTGCTATCTGGTTTTGATATGCAGGCGTGCTTAGTAGTTGCGCCAGGGTGGTTTGCTGGGCGTAAACTGGTGACTGCACTGATAGGTTGGTGAATGCCTGATGCGTTCCTCGCTCATACTCCGCGCCAACATAATCTAATGCCCACAAGTTCTGGCTGCCACCATCAAGCAAAGAATCGTCCAGAATCACCTGTACGCGTTGCAACAAGTCAGCAAGCTGAATAGCTGTCATGTCGTAGATGTACGCGCCAGCGTTGCACTGGTAAAGCGTGGCGGGTGAATCCACATGATTGCAGACCAGATAGGTTTGCTCAGCGTTAGATTCTCTCACCAGGCCGGTTAACCGCTCATCGAATAACGCCTTCAGAGCGCGCTTGATGTCCAGATATCGCGACTCGATGTCACGAAACATCCGGCCAACCTGCCTTGATGATTGAGTCGGGTCAGTCTTATTGCGCGGTACTATTGGCGACCCGATTCGGGTTTTCGCTGTCATCGTCATCTGTCAGCGGGTCCTTATCGGTTTGTTTGGCTTCAGGGTCGGGTGTTGCTGTTTCTTTAATTGGCTCAAGCTCACCGGCCGCGCGTATCTCGTTCACCTCTACTGCCGATGTGCCGAATGCCTGCTGCGTCTTCTGAGCTACGTCAGCCAGCGCCTGCATGTTGGCGATCTTCTCTTTCTCACTTGGTGCCAGAAGATCAGACCATGCCAGCGTGACCTCTCCGGTTGAGGGTGGGTCGATGATGCCTATTGTCCAGAAGCGCTCTATGAGATGCGTCACCACGTCACTCATGAAGCCCCATCGGCGACCATTGCAACGCGTAGCCCACGCCGTTTTGTCTTCTTCAGAGGCAAGGTTGCCAGTCTGCTTGCCAAACAGGATGTTGAACGGGCATTGAATCGTTGCGCAGAACTGGTTAGCTGAAACTGTCCAGCTCGGTGTCGGGTCAGCTGCTGCAACGGAGAGCACTGAAGTTTTACCTGACTGCGTTACTAACGCCGAATCGGTGCCGCTATTAAGTTTGCGAACCTTGTCATTCATTGCGTCGCCGAGCGTTGCATATCCGGCCTCTTTTGCCGATTTGGCAATGGCAGCCATATCGGTTTGAGCATCGAATTCAGTAGCAAGCTGACGGCTGGCATTCTTCAGGAATCCTTCAGCGCTACCGCCCTTCGTCTTCTCGATGTCGAGCAGGTCGTTATAGCCGGCTTCAAGAAGGGGAATGCCCGAGAGAATGTTCTCGTCCTCAGAGCCCTCGCATAACAGGATGATGCGATCGGGATGAACCTGAACCGCGCGCGGGCTGCCAGTCGCTTTATCATCACCAACCGGCTGCTCGTTAAAGTGATAACTGACCGGCTGGCCGTAGGTTTCGGAGTGTGTGTCCACATCCGTATTGCCAGGCGTGATCTGCGCTTCCCATGCCGGGATTAGCTTCACCAGAGCTTTCGAGCCAAGGCGCTTAACGACCGAGATATCTACCGGCTCACTCCAGTCCCGGTTATCCCTGACCTGAATCAGCAGAGCTGAGTACCGGCCAACCATATTGCGACGGTCGGCATCTTTAATCTTCGCCCAGTGCTTTTTCATCAGCTTGGTGACTGATTTTTCCCATTCCGTTGTTTTGGTGGATTCTCGGTCTTCATCACCGTCAATAATTGTTGGGTTATCAGTCCAGCAGGAGTCCAGAAGCTTGTGTACGGCCGCGAACCCAGTAGAGCCGCGACGGTACTGCCGATAAAAGCTTTCGAAGGTAAGCGCCTCAGGATAGCCAAATTCATCCCACAGCTTTGTTCTCTTGGTGTTGCCATTCATGCCTGCGTAAAGCATGCGCTGGCGCCCTATAGCATCAGTAAGGGCGTTAACGAGGAATTGCGCCTCGGTTGTTAATTCACGCACTGGTGCTCCTTAGAAGAAGATTGCGCCGACTGACTTGTGGTTGTTCTTCGCAACAGCGAAGTAGCGGAACCCATCGGAGCCGTGTGATGTGTGGTCATGCAGTGGCTTGTCTTTCCAGCATCCCCGCTTGTCGTCCCACTCTTTGCGATAGCCTTCGAGATGGGTGATGCCTTCAGCACACTTATCTTCGTCGAATACGCATTTAGGCAGGATTTCACGAACAGACTCAATACCGGTATCAACGCCAGTTTTCGGCACCACTTTGAATGTCATGGAATACGTCTGGCCGTCGATTTCGTAGCCTTCCCGAGCAAGCTCTTTGCGGGATTTGGCATCAGAACCGAATTCACGGTTTTCGATATCGTGCGGCCCCCAATGTTCACCGTATTCATAACCTCGTTCTTTCAGCACCTTCATATAGTGGCGCAGACCTTCACCTGAGTTTTCGTAGTAGTCGATGACGTGAAACTCTTCACCAACTTCGCGCACGAACCAGATAGCCGTTGAGTCGCCCACACCAATATCCCAAAACGTGTGAACCGGCAGGTGTGAGTTATCAGGCAGGGTGCCAATGCGTTTGTTGGTGTATAGCCAGCGGAACTGCTTGGCATAGTAAGCACCTTCAACGGATTGCTGGAATGCTTCAGCGGGGATAGTTGGATATTCCCGCTTCATGTCGTCGCCAAGCGTTTTCTCTTTGGCGAAGTACCAGGCTTTCTGGCGCTCGTTGAGAATAACGCCGTGCTTGGCTTCCATCTCATCGAAGTAATCAACCAGGCGCTGCGGTAACGCCTCTACCGGGTCGATTGTGTACTGCGGATTCTTCCACCAGGAGAAGAAGAAGAACTTCCAGTCCAGCGGTGAAAGCTTCTTGCCCTGCAGGGCGGCCTTTTCAGCAGTCTGGCAGTAATCGAAGAAGTAACCCGCTCGCCCCTCGGCTGTGCTTTCGATAGTCGCAAAGCATCCGGTCGATACCGCCTCAAATGCACCAGTGACAATCTCACGGGCTTTGTCTGGATACTTGGCGCATATCTTCCCGAACTCGGAAACGTGCAGGTAGCGCAGCGTGCCACCACGGAATGAGGTGCTGACGTAGAGTGAGCCGCCTTTCTTAAAAACTAACTCCCCTGCAGAGTCATTGCTCGCCGGGTTGGCTGCCTTAATTTCATCGGGCAGGTTGTCATATGCATATTTCACCTTTTCACGGAACAGGCGCTTGGCGTCATTCAGTGTGTGGGCAATCAGGGCGCACTTAGCAGACTCAAACAGAGCCGCATCAAGCTGGATAATGCACACCTCTGTCGTGAACCCTAACTGTCGCGCCTTCAGGATGATGTTGCGAGTGTGGATGCCTTCAAAGTACTCCCGCTGTTCTGGCGTCATCCGGAATCGCTGAGGCTTACCCTCTTTGTCGGTGATCCAGTACAGATTGTTCAGCCGCCAGTACTTATCGGATAGCAGTTTGACGTGCTCGGGTTTCATTAAGCCCCCTGAGACAATGAATCCATCAGGTTCGACAGGTCATCGACCGTCTTATTGCCTTCCTCGCTATCGAGGTTGTAGGCCTTACGCTCTGCGTTGATCACCTTAATCTGAGCATCGACACCGGCAGTGATAGAGCGTGACATTGATGCGTGGTTCTCGTCGGTAATCTCAGCATCATGCAGAAAGTCGCGAAGCTTGTTGGTTATGCCACGCCATGCGGCTAGCCCTTCACGATGCGCCAGCACAACAGAGGCCGCTTCATCTGATGCCTGGTCAACTATCTGAGCGTCGGTAACCACTGGTGACTGGTTACCCGCTGTGGTTACTGACTTGGTTACTTTGGCTTTAGTGGCGGTTCGTACCTGTTCTGTCAGGTCTCGCTGCCAGCCTTCTTTGTTTGCTCTCTTGAGGATAGTGGCATGGTTTACGCCATGCTTTTCACCAATCGCCCTGATGGACAACGAACCAGCACGGTAAGCCGATTCGATGGCCTCCCAATCTGGTGTTGCCATATCTATCTCCAATAGTGAGACACGTTATAGAGAGGCTATTAAGTCTCACAATAGAAGCACAGCCTGCTGCGCTTTCCCTATAACTTTGCGGAAGTCAAAATGAATTCAACCTATATCGATCTGCTTATTGCTTTTGCGCCATCAATCAACAGTTTCTCCGAAGTTGCGTGTGCTTACGTCATGTACCAGATTGCTGTTCTTGCGGCACGCACTTCATCTCGATCACGTCATCAGCCGATGAGGCTCATCCAATGTCCATATCAACATCAATAAAAAACCGCCCGCAGGCGGTACTGAAATAGCTACAAGCTGAATGAAATATCAATACGACTCACTGATAGGGAGTGATTCGGCACCCCTAAATACACCTAAAGGAGGATGTATGTCGCATCAAGATTTAATTCAGCTCGCTATCGCTTACTCACCTTCTGTAAACCGCATCATTGATATGCTGTGCACTATCTTCGCTGCGTATGTGATAGGCCGGATTAGTGACGCTTCACAGCGTGACTAGCCGCCATCCCTTGTCGGAGAGATTCATCATCAGGCGCACTCGTAAATGCGCCTTGTGATGGTCACAAAAAAGCCCCCGTGAGGAGGCTTTATAATTTATGACTTGAAGCCACGCTTACCGTGAGCTTTACGCCATGCTTTGACCGCGGCGACAATTTTGACAGGTGTTGCATCCTTATCTTCGCTGTAAAAGATAAGGTCAGAACCTTCAGGATGCTCACTCACCGAAATGAAGTTTTCCAGCAACTTATCCTGATGAGCTTCGCCGCCTTTAGCGCTGCAGATTTCACTCACAAGCTGGGTAAACTCGGCTTCCGTGTAATCTTGAAAACAAGGTTTCAGCTTCATTACTGATGTCCTCCTTTTCGGTGAAAATCATCTTACTCCTTTTGCTCATGCATGCGCTCGAGCCTGAGCACCTCATCAGGCACTAGGAATACCCAAGCGATAGCTTCCTGAGCAACGTCAGTAAAGCACTCAACCAATTCTGGCTAATCATCCTGATATAAGTCAGTGCGAGCTTAACTTAATTTTTTAAATTAATCCGCTGTTTATCAGGCTTACACGTTTGAATAAAAAACCCGCCAAAGCGGGTTTAGTTTTTTCATAGCGGGGAGTAAATATCATTTCCCTAAGTGATAGTGCAAAACTGTAATCTCTGGGACGTCAGCCGGCTTAACTGGGAACTTCATTTTCGCAAAATTGTTCAAAATACCACCAACAACCCTTTGGCACTTAGACGGGTCGTTATTTTCATCAGCCCAGAATCGCACAGGCTTACTCTCTCCGTGTCGCTGCTGAACATATACAGTGCATTCACCACCGCCAGAAAGGTCTGCTTTCATTAGTTTATACGTTGGTACATCAACTGTGCCGACTTGGATTATATACTTCTGAGTGTTGCTATTAACCTCACTCGCATGCTTGTTAGGGTTGCTTGTAACTCCCCCCGTATGCTTAGCCTGACACCCAACAAGCGCCACTACCGCCAGCGCAAATAGTATTTTTTTCATCGCTTACTCCCTGTTGAATAGTAAGCATTTTATATCATATTGTTACATAGCTTAACAGGGAACTGCTAAACGCTGCGGCAAATTTGTTATCGCCATATTCATTACAATAAAAAACCGCCCGGAGGCGGCACACTTGTGTGAGATTCACTAAATGATAACTTCAAACTCTATTGATCGTATTTGATTTTCAATTCCTGCGGAAGTGATTTCCACCACTCTATTGCTTCCCTCGCCTCTTCAAACCTATCTGCTTTTTTATAGAACGAGGGCAACTGGGTTGGTAACCTGTCATTAGAGAAGGCTTCGGAAATTTTGAAGTCTGCGCCAAGGTACTTCGCACCAGCCTTTAAGATATTGAGGCGAGATTCAATCTCATTACGTTTTTCAAATTCTTCTATTCTGTCCATCATCATATCCTTGAGGGGTAGGTAACCTTGAACATATTACCTCAAGCATTGCTCTATGATGTACTGCTGCAACCCATCTATTTGCTTTCCGGCGACTTCGATTCGCTCTCTGAGGGTGAAATAATCCCGCTGAGCGGCGTCAGTAAGTCGGGCGCTGGCTGCATCATCCAGGCTGGGGGTGCCGGTGGCGGATTGCTCCGCGCAAGTGGCGTTGAGCTGCAGCCGGCGCTTGCCAGTAGCAACATCATCATGCAGTTGATCGATAGTGGCTTTAGCACTTACTAACTCCTTCGTGTATTTCTCATCAAGTGCGGCCACATCGCGCTGGCGGGTCTGCATATCGGTGATGGTGTCGTTTGCCTGCTTCAGAATGCCGGTAACGGTGTCACGCTGGGCCTTATAGTCAATGGCTTTGCCCCGGTAATACAGCGCAAACGCCATCGAGGTGGCGATAGCGACGATAATCAGCAGCGCGAGCGCCAGTAACAGCTTAGCCTTTAAGGTCATCGACACTCTCCGCCAGACACAATGAGCGCTCCATGTCTCGCCGGTTCATCAGGCCCCGCCATTTCATGCCACCGGCATACACCCAGCGGCGTAGTTCTTCGCATGCTCCATCAACATCACCTGAGTTCAGACGCTTTAACAGAGTGGATTTGGAGAACGCGCTGGAGCCAACGTTGTAGGTGAAGCTGTAAAGGGCGGCGCGCTGATATTCACCTAGGGGCACTTTGACCAGGCCGTCTACCGACTTCTTAACCGGCTGCAGGTCACTCCACAGAAGCCGATCGCATTCACGATCGGTGTACTTTTTGCTTTTGACGATGTCGGTGCCGGTATGACCGTCGCAGACAGTCCAGACGCCAGCCACATCTTTGTAAGGCTCGTACACCCTGCCCTCTACTCCATCCTTACCGCCGAGGAATACCGTAGCGATAGCCATAGCTCCGCCACCCGCGACAGCAATAAGCTTATTGCGCAGGCTGTTTGAGATAGCCATGGGTTATTCCTCGTTGATGTCTGGTGCAGTGGGCCAGCGCTGAAGGGCTTTGATTTGCGCAAGGGTGGCCTTGCGCTTGTAGTACCAGTTGATGCAGAGCGTGAAAAGCGCGACCAGAATACCGGCCAGGACGCCAACAGCACTCCATTCATCGGGACTCAGCCTGGTCAACAGACCATTGGCAATCGTCCCGGCAGATGCGCCGTATGCCGCGCCTGAAGCCAGTTTGCTCATATCGA